ATCAGTGGTATTAATAGATACAGCTACTACATACTTGTTCTGCTCGTCTCTCTTAACAAAATGAGTAAACAGGTCGTTGTCTCTGTCTACTCTATTCTCTGTCTTTTTAACATACTCAGTAGGTGGCCTCTTTACCAAACCCTCCACAACAGTAGACCAAGCATTTATCTGCTCATCACTTTGACCGGGATACCTTAAGTTGTCAGGCTGTTGCGATATGCCTTGGACAAGATTCGGTAAACTTGTTACGAGTAACGGCATCGTCTATCTGTCAAGCACTCGGAGTACGCTGTAGTTGTCGAATATAGTTCTGTCAGAAGCCTCAGAGTCACTGTCTACTGCTCTAGCTTTAGCTTCTATTTCATCTCTCAACGCAAAGCCTTCTATCTCCCTGCTGCCTAAGAAACGGTTAGCAAAGATACGAGCTGCTTTAACGGTGATGTAATGTCGGAACTGCTCAGGTAAATCCGTGAAGTCCAACTCGAAAGTAATGGAGGCTTTAACCTCCTTAGACCAGACATCCGTGTGATTCTTGCGGTCATACAATGTAAGTCCACGCTGCACAGGGTCTGAGTCTGTATAAATTTGTGGGTCTAAGTCTACCCTTAGTGTGTTACTCGGCAAGTTTATCTTACTTGTACTTGCATCAGGAGTTAACACATATTCATGCTCCGTATTAAAGTGCCACCCTTCTGATTGGATAGCTCTGTTTGTTTCGTCTAATACGGTTTCTGCTTGGACAACTGTTACTGGTACGCTTGTACCTCCTAATGTATTTACTGGAGCTTCTCCTATAACGGAGATCATTGTGTTAACAGCGTTTAATTTAGTAGTCAGTGCCATAGCTTTAAATCAAAAAAGAAAGAGTTCTCGGTAGAGGGGAGCGGAACGAATCGCAGACCTCCCCAGCACCGAGAGAGAGTGGTTACTTCTGAAGCTCGATAGCACACTCAGGACGGAGGATTCCGTGACCCATAGCGTACTTAGCTACAAATAGCGTACCTTGACGCTCGATCTGATACTCGGATTCGGTAGCGAGATCAAGCAGTTTAACGGTTCCAACAGCAGCACTGTGAGAAACAATACCAAGTGTGTTGGTGAAGTTACCGTTGTATCCAAGTCCACCTGTTCCGAATACATCATTAGCAGCAGCACCGTCGCCAGTAGAAACAGCTGATAAATTAGTGGAAGGGATGTGGTTGGATTTGTAGATAGTAATACCTGCAACTTGTGGGATCGATCCAGAAGCGATGCTTCCTACACCTCCGACGTCTTTATTGACAGCGGAAGTAGAGATAGCCAACGCACCAGCACCGCCAGTGATTAACTTGTAGTACTCTTGTGGACGAAGAACGCAGAAACGACCGTCACTAGGAACGTCATTCTCGTCAAGCTTTTGAGCAGCTGTGAAAAGAGCAGCAACTAACTCAGCACCTGTTGGGTCTGTGTTGTCGGTGTCATCTCCTGAGTCAGCACCTGTTCCCATTACGTTAGCGGAAACGTCAAGAATACCACCAGCTGGACGACCAGACAAGTTAGCGTCGGAACGAGCAGCAGCAATGAATACTTTAGCAAGAGCTTCATCGAAACGTTTTGCAAGAGCCTTACCCAACTCGTTAGCGTAAACGCTGCGGATGTCGTAGTGGTTCTTCATGTCGTCGATGTTAGCCAAGAAAGTAGAAGCTACTAACATATCATCAATAGTGATAACACGTTCTGTTTTCTTGATGTCACTAAGGTACTTGCTTGTTGCTCCACCTTCCTCAGCGATGTTCTCACCGGGTGTGTGGTAGTTAGCCGAAGCAATACCTGTTACTGGGAACTGAGCGGATTTACCTGACTCAATTGTACGAATAGTGTGTAGTGGTTTAAAGATGTTAGACTCTTCAAAGCTTTGCAGAATTTCTCCGCTGAACTTTTTGAGGAACAACTCGTTGTTATCAGTACCTGCAGTTAATCCTGCTCCGGCACCTCTAAGACCTACACGACTGGGATCTGTTATACCTTCTCCTGCCATAATATATAATCTCCTATGTTTAAGTTATTTGTTAATGTATTTGTTTGGGTGACTTTCACTTCTTTCGTTAACACAGGATTGTCTACCGCAGTAGGTCGAGGAACTAATCGTCGCTAGTTGTCTATAAAATTATTACTATTAGTAAAGTGATAAAACACAGAGTTGTCAATACTACTGCTTTATCTTTGTTGCTCAACGCTTTATAAATCCTGCGGTATCTTTGCAATTGGAACTTAACCCTTTGCCTTCTTGTGAACGTACCTCGTATATATGATCGGTATGACATTCCATAAGACTACACCCACAAGGCACACCTTTAGCAAGCCATAAAATTCAGTGAGTAAGCCGTCAAAGAAGCCGTTATCCATTGATTCATCGAGCTGATTCTTTACTAATTGCTCTACATCTCCCTCACTCAAAGCTTGTACTTGTGCTGTTAAATGTTGGTTTTCTTCCATGTATTTGGACACTTCTCCTACTCCCCATCCAATGGCAGCACCACCAGCAGCAGCACCGGGGCCACCTAAACTACCTACAGCTGCTCCGCCTGTAGCTCCTAAAGCTGGATAGAAGGACGCCTTGGAACATCCAGTGAAAAAACCTATGCAAACCAAAAAGCACAGGGAGAAAAGTCTAGAAGTCCAAGGCGTCACACACACATATCTTTATGAATTACTTTACAGTCTACTCACAGAAAGTCTTCTGTCAATCTCTTCGTGGTAAGCTTTATCTCCTGACTTGTATCGAGGGTCAGACTGAGCACGGGCTAGTTCTTGCATTGACTTAAAAGGCATAGTAGAACCACCAGTAACAGCTCCTTGCACCAGTCGAGGTGAGGAACCATTAGCTTGTGTATATCTATCATAAAGAGATTTAACTGCGAACTTAGCTTGTTCTTTAGTTCCCGTAGTAACAATATCATCAAATGCATCGATCTCCTCCTGTTGTAAATTATCGTTAGCCCACTCAGCCATAGCGTCAAACTGTCCGTTAGCTACACTCTTTATTTCTCCTTCTTCAGATTGTAACAAAGCTTGTTGCCCAGCTGCATAGCTATCGACTAACTCCTTCGGGAGTCCTGCTTTAGCAAGCTTCTCATATGTCTCCTCAGAGAGCTGACCATCGTTTTCAAAGAACTCTTTAGAAGCATCAACAACAACAGCATTATAGTCAGCGTTCTCGTTATCATCAGACTTGTCATCTTGTACATCTCCGTCATTGTCTTCAGTAGTTTCTGCTGCTTGCTCTTCGGTAGTACCTTGTCCCATCTTTTTCTCAAGCTCGCTGTATGCCTGTGCCATATCTTCAGGACTCTTGAACTTTTCAGGTAGCCACTCAGGTCTTTCAACCTCTTGCTCCTCTCCAGCTTGTTCTTCCGATATTGTTCCCACAGCTTCTGCTGCTTCATCTGGTTCAATTTCATTCGGTGCTTTCTCATTAATCTCTACTCGGTGTAATTCTGCCATCTGTTATTCCTGTGGTTGTTCTGATTGTTGTTGTTGTGCCATGTACTGCTCCTGTGCTGCGTTGACGGCAGGGGCGACTGCGGGTGCTCCGAGTTTCTGTGCCATCTCCATCATCTGAGCTTGTTGCATAGCTTGTTGTATTTCTTCTTCCGTCTTGATCAAGCCTTCGGTTTCAATACCTAGAGCTGTAGCACGACGTTTAAAATAGTCATTAACATTTAAGTACTGAGTCACTGCTTGTGGCCCTACTACTTGGTTAGCTCCTGCAAGGAATAAGTCGAGTCGTTGTAAGTCGTTGCCTCTACCCAAAGCTTCTACTCCTGTAACAATGGTAGGCTTAACAATATCTTTAGGTAGCTTAGGCAGTCTCTTCTCTTTGGACATCTTATCCATCAAGCGAGTAACGATAGGTAGCTGTAGCTCCTGTGATAACAAAGAGTAAAGTCCACCAAGTGCAGCTTCTAACTCCTGTCCTAGCATCCGTATCTCTTCAGCTGTTACACGCTCGGCATCTCTTACCACACCGCTCGTTAAAAGGAATGCTTGGCTCAGTCTATCTGTTATGCCTTGCATAGTTGTTTGAGCAGTACGGAAGTCGTTGAACTTATTAAGCTGGAGTACCGATACATCTCCTTCACTGCCTTGTACGATAGCTCCGTTAGGTGCTTCTGCTAATGTACGGGAGCGAGTAGTACCGTTAGGATTAACCATGAACAACACCTTAGCTGCTGCTGCACTACCTTCTACGATTGCTTTTGTTAAAGCCTCAAGGGACTTGATGTCACCAATGTACTCCTCAACAAAACCTCTACCGTAATCTTCTCCGTCGATCTGTGTATAGCGTAAAGGTAACCAAGGTGACTTGTCGATAGCATACGATCCAATCGACTCTTCGATGACCATACCTTTAACATCTTGCTGTACATTAAACTTATCTCCTTCTCTAATAATAGAGGTGTAGAGGTCGCAAGTGTTCTCCTTTTCCTGACGATATACTTCTTCTCTTACAGACTCAGGCAGCATCATAGGTGCTACCGTTTCTTTGATAGCTATATGTGTAACGTTACCCATTGGGTCTCTCTTCACAACATAACGATCAAGGCGGAACACACGCATACCACCCTCATCAGGTAAGTACAACAAACTGTTACCACTGATAAGTAAGTTCTTTAGTGCTTGGAATATACCGTTCCTAAAGTTCTGTACTTCAACCTCTTGTGACACACTACGCTCCACATCAGCTAATGCTTTCTCAAGGTCACTGCGTAACTGCTCTGCTCCCTCTGGGCCTAACTCCTGCTTTGCTTTGTCCAACTCATAGCGGTCAATAACCAAACGGAAGAAGGGAGCGTTAGGTGGCAGCAGTGCAAGTAGTAACTTAGACGCTAGGTTCAACACACCTCTAGCTCCTATGCCTTGATAGGGTGTGTAGTATTTAGTAGCGTAGTTGTGACCGTCAGGTGGTAGAACATACGGCAGGGTCAACTCAGAAGAGGTACGTCCTCTATCTAAGAACGACCACCGCTGATTCTCTAACGAGTGATATAGACCCTGTGCTGTTTCTTGCATCTCTTAGATAGCAGCTATAATGAAAGCAAGAAGTTCAGCATAACGCACACCTCTTTGAGTAACTTCAATAGCACCTTCAGGAGCATCTTCTATATTATTAAATATATCAAGCTCTGTTCTCTCAGGTTGTGCTTCTACCGCTTCAACAGCTGGTGATACTTCATTACCTTCTTCGTCGTAAACCGCTTCTATCGCCTCTACTGCTTCAACAGCAGGTACAACACGGTCAGCTTCCCACCAAGTATTCTTGATAAACATTCCGTAACGACCTGCGTCCAAACCTTCAGCAGCA